TTTCAACATATTTGTTGGAAATAAAACAACAATAAAAAGGAAACAATAAACATGAACCAAGTACAAAAAAAAGAAGAAGCAGGTGCTTTGGCTACGAATCTATTCGAAGCTGATGCAGATGCGGGCTCTCAGAATATGACGCAAGAAGATCTTGCATTACCATTTCTGAAAGTTTTAGGACAATTATCTCCAGAGGTTAATAAACAGAATGCTAAGTTTATTAGCGGTGCAGAACCTGGAATGATTGTAAACAGCGTGACCAAAGAGCTTTATGATGGAGCAAAAGGTATAAATATTATACCGGTCCATTATGAAAGACAGTATGTCGAATGGCAGGACAGAGGTCAATCTGGAAATGCTCCAGTAGCAATCCATAGTGCAGATAGTGATATCGTGAGTACAACTACTCGTGATAAATCTTGGAAAGATAGATTACCTAATGGTAATTATCTGGAAAATACTGCGAATCACTTTGTGATTCTTATGGGTAAAACTCCATCAACAGCTTTGATATCTATGAAGGCTACTCAATTAAAGATTAGTCGTAAATGGAATTCAATCATGATGGGTCTTAAGTTGCAAGGTAAGAACGGCCTATTCACACCGCCAACATACAGCCACATTTATAATCTAAAAACTGTTCAGATGTCGAATGACAAAGGAACATGGTTTGGTTGGGATGTGTCTAAAGTTGGACCGGTTACTGATAAAGGTGTTTACGCAATTGCTAAAAGCTTTGCTGAAAAAAATAGCAAAGGTTTGGTGAAAGTTAAACCTGAAAATCAAGAAGTAACTAAAAAGACACTCAATTTATAATTCCCTTGGGAGTGGGCGGCAGAGCGAGAGTGAAACCGCCCATAAAAATTATGATTGATAAATTTATAAATATATTTGAAGGCTATAAGTGGGCCCATGGACACTTCACGAAAGATAAATCTAATCTTCCAGGAAAAGTAGAAGGTATCTCTACAGTTAAAAGAGAAGAAGTCACCAGCGCCATGTGGGAGAACCATTTGAATGGTCTAGAGCCAAGTCTTGGCGTCATGCCCGTCAATGAAAAAAGTGAATGTAAATGGGGTTGCATTGATGTGGATAAATTTGATCTGGATTATGAAGAAATCCTAAAAAAAACCAGGAGACTTTCTCTTCCTTTGATTATGATCAGATCCAAAAGCGGATGTGCTCATTTATTTTTATTTATTAGAAAATTTATACCTGCTGAAGAAGTACTATTTGTATTGAAAAAATTTGCAGCGCAGTTAGGAATTGCAGATAAATTAGATCGTATATATCCAATGCAAACAAAATTTAGAGAAGGAGGCACTGGAAGTTGGTTAAATATGCCATATTTTAACCATGAAGAAGGAACACGCTACGCCTATAAAGATAATTTCGAAGCTGCTGACATAGAAGAATTTTTTGCCATGCATACTAAATATGCACAAGATAATTTAGATAAATACTTAGTGGAGGAAGAAGAACCAGCACCAGAAAAAACTATAAACAATAAAAAAATAAAAGGACCAGTCTTTATCCCATGTATAAGTAATTGCATTAAAGCTAATGACGGTAAAATACCAAAAGGTATGAGAAATGATTTTTTATTTCAAGCGGCATTATTTTATACCAAATCTCATGAAGCTTTTTCAAAATTTGAAGGTAAAAAACGAACACCCGAGTCTTTACTTAGAGATTTTAATACGAATAACCTTATAGAACCCGAGTCAGAAAGCACAGTAATCAGCACACAAGAGTCCGTTAAAAAAGAAAAATATAAATATCAATGCAAAGTTCCAAACATAAGAAAATATTGTGAGCCTTCTAAATGTTGTAGAAACTTGTTTGGAATTACTCCAGAAATTGCAAAAGAACTGTACTCAGTTGAAGAAATTCTTGGAGACCTGTTCGAATATGGAAGCGTTCCTCCTATCTATTATATGTATGTAAAAGTAAACACGAAAGACAAAAAACTTAAGGAGGTAAGAGTACAGTTCAAAGGAAGTGAATTAAAAGATAAGAAAGCCTTCCTTACTAAACTTCATAACTTCGGACATTTCCCTCCAAAAATTTTAGAATTAATGAAGCCGGGAGATTTTTCAAATTTCATGCAGGAAAAAATAGACAAGGCAATATTTATAGAGGCTCCTGAGGAGGCTCATCATGATCATGATTTTGTATCTCTCATGAGAGACTTTTTAGAAAAAACAACAGTGAGTGTAGACAAGTGGGATCTTTTAGAAGGCGCCTGTTATTATGATCCAAAGAAAAAACTAATGCATATTAGACTGGAGAGATTGCAACAATACCTAGAGGCTAAAAGACAGCCTATGAAAACTGCAGAAATAACATTTAGGCTTACTAAAATATTAAAAGGGAAAAAGAATAATGGTAAAGTAAAAACTAAACTAGGTATAGAAAAATCATGTCCTACATGGACTTACCCAGAGGAGCGAGAAAACTTCACATTTACCGTTGAAGAAAAAGAATCACCGAAAGAGATAGAAAATGCAAAAAATTAGAGTCGCAGGTCCTCCCGGTACAGGTAAAACTACTTATTTAATGAAGAGGTATTATGATGCGTTAGATAAATACGAAGCCTCTGATATTATGGTTATATCACATACCAAGACCGCCGCTAATGAGATAAGAGAAAAAATTAATGATCCTAAAAACATTGCGGAATATCATAAAGAAACAGGTAAAGATCTTTTTAATTTAATTAAAGAAACTAAAAAAATAAGAAAAAATAATGTGTCAACCATTCATAAGTACTGCAAAGATGAGATAACTAAATCAAAAGGGGGTGATGTATTTGAAATAACTGATTATGATACATTAAGAAATAAATATCGAATCTTTAATAAACATACCTTGAATAGAGAATTTAGTTTTATAGAGGCACTATTTAAAGGCCATCCCTTTTTTAAATTTATAGGTTTTGCTAGAGATAATGGTAAAGACTTAGGCCCCTATTATAGAACGTTAAGTTATGAAGAAAAAATAAATGAATATAAATATACTCTTCAAGAACTTATCGACATGAATGAGTTATACAAAAAATATAAAACAGATCCTCTTATTAACGGAGGCAGGAAAAATGTTATGGACTTTCACGATATGGTAGAAAAATTCTGTGATCTTCCTAAAGATCCTGTCATTAAGGTATTAATGATTGATGAAGCTCAAGACTCTAGTGTTATTCAAAGGCTAGCCGAAGTGAAAATGTCTAAGAATTGTGATTTATTTTACAAAGCCGGAGACCCAGACCAATCTATCTTCGAATTTGCTGGTGCAGATCCTCATTCTTTCACGAAAGAGTTTGCTCATCCTGAAGTAGAATTAGAAATAGGTTACAGGTGTCCAAGAAAAATTAACTTGTGGTGTAGGGAAGTGATTAAAGAAATATGGGAGCATCCTGAATATAACTATACTAGAAAATGGACACCTCGGGAAGAAGATGGAAAAATAGTTGAAGGTGAAATTTATAACTTAATGAATTTAACTCAAGATCCTAATTTACATATTCTAATAGATAAATTACTAAACACTGAAGAAACTTTTATATTTACTCATCGAGCAGGCGAACCTATTGACGTATTAGATTTCTTAAAAAAACTTAATCTTCCTATAGAGCTTATTTCCGATAAAGTAACATCTTTTTCTTACCCTACAAGAGACATTAAAAACCAAAGAGAATTTATATCCTTCTCCCAAGATGAGCCTAAAACTTTAGCAGTAGCAAAGAAAATCTTAAAAAATATAGATAGTGAATATACGGGACCAAATTATAGTAAAGAAGAAATGGAAAAATTGGAGAGAGGAAGTTATGATATAAATTACTTTATAAAAAAGGGCCATTTACTCCCTATCGTAAAAAAAACAAAAGACCTTCAAGATTTAGTCAGCACCAACGATTTAAAAACAAAAAAATATATAAGGAATATAGTCAAAGAAAACAGGGACTTACAAGACTTTAGAATATTCGTGGCTAATATTCATACAATCAAAGGGATGGAGTTTGATAACGTAGTTCTAAACTTAACGATATCCAGGGAAGAACCTAAATTTACAAAAAAAAGATTAAAGTTCGTCGCTGGTTCAAGAGCAAGAAAGACATTATGGTTAATTAAGTCAAAAGGATTAAGTTTATGAGCACATACGATAAACAAATTGGTGGAACACATTACAGGAAAATGAAAATACAACCAAGTAAATTCGTAATTGAGAATCAGTTGCTTTTCCCTGAAGGGAATGTTATCAAATATATTTGTAGGCACCCTTATAAAGGAGGAAAGGAAGACTTAGAGAAAGCTAAACATTTTATAGATATGATAATTGAAAGAGATTATTCTTAATGAATAAAAATAATTACACTTTAAGTATTGATTGTGACTGGGTAAGGTCTCCCTACCAACATCAAGGGCTTCTTTCATACTTTATGAATAAGGTTAGAGATGTTAAAGAAGTTTACTTCTCTGAAGATCATCAGTTTCATTATCCTCATGTTCCTTCTAATACTATCCTGGTTAATATTGATGAGCATCATGATATGGGTTATAAAGATTTTCAATACCAGAACATGAATAGAGGCCTTATAGATGAAGCTTCATGGGTTCTAGGCCTTATTCGTTATAAAAAAATTAAAGGATATATTTGGCTATCGAATTATGAATCAGAGTTTAATATTAATTTGGAAGCTAATTATGCCAAGATAAGACAGCTCCCTCTTTTTAAACGTTATTATGAACTTAAAGATATATCCGACATTACATATAGCACGATACTAGTTTGTGAAAGTAATGACTGGTCAAAACAAAGCAAGTATGTTTATTATTCCTTAATTACCATCGCTCAGGCAATGAATAAAAAAATTATTTTTATGGATGATGCCCCTAATTGTAAACAATTATTGAAAGTAACATAATGTCTTATGTACCTGAACTCTCAGATTTAAATTTAAAAGATGTTGATACTGTTGCTATCGACTTAGAAACTTACGACCCAAATCTAAAGACTCTTGGATCAGGAGCTATAAGAAAGGACGGAAAAGTTTGCGGTGTAGCAATAGCTTATAAAGATGAAAAATTCTATTTTCCTATGAGGCATAGTGATGATGCTTCCAGGCCAGGAACAGCTCCAAGCAATATTGCACCTAACCATGTATGGAAAGTTTTAAATAAGAGGATATTTCAAAATAAAAATATAACTAAAGTATTTCATAATGCGATGTATGATGTCTGTTGGATTAGACAAGAATCAGGACTCATGGTTCAAGGACCAATTGCTGATACTATGATAGCAGCATCAATTATTGATGAAAACAGGATGAAATATTCTTTAGACGCCATTGCAAAGATTTATTTGAATGAAATTAAATATAAATATGACCTAGAGCAAACATCAATAGAGGAAGTAGGTATAAGTGATGCCATAAGCAATATGCATCTGCTTCCCTATTCTGTAGTAAAAGATTATGCAGAACAGGATGTTAATTTAACGTTAAAACTATGGAATATATTTAAAGAAAAAATAAAAGAACCAATTAAGATAATTAATGGCAAAACAAAAACATTAGAGAATGTTTTTAATTTGGAAATGGAACTATTTCCTTGCCTCGTTGCTATGAGATTTAAGGGCGTCAGAGTGGATACCAAAAAAGCTAAAACTTTAGGACTAGATTTAAAAAAAAGGAGAGACGGCCTAATAAAAGGAATAAAAAGACGAACAGGAGTGTCGGTAGAAATATGGGCCGCCGATTCTGTGGCCAGATTGTTACACAAATTAAATATAACAGACTACACATCTACCCCCAAATCTGGAAGAGTAAGTTTATCTAAAAATTATTTAGAGTCTCACCCCAATGTTTACTTAAGATTAATCGCAAGAGCTAGAGCTTATGATAAACTAACTAATGTTTTTGTAAATGGTCTATTGAAGTTTGTTCATAATGGAAGAATACACGCAGATATCAATCAAATAAGAGGAGAAAGAGGGGGCACAATAACAGGGAGATTTTCTATGTCCAAACCAAATCTCCAACAAATCCCTGCAAAAGGAAAATATGGTAATATTATACGTTCATTCTTCTTACCTGAAGAAGGTCAAGAGTGGGGATCATTTGACTATTCACAACAAGAACCAAGACTAGTAATCCATTATGCCCTTAAAAATAAGTTTCATGGTGTAGAAGATTTAGCGGAAAAATATAGAAAAAATCCAGACACAGATTTTCATCAAATTGTGGCAAGGATGGCAAAGATAACTCGTAGACAGGCTAAAACTATTAATTTAGGTTTATTTTATGGTATGGGTAAAGGAAAACTGGCTGCCTCCCTAGAGTTGGATAAGGAAGAAGCTAAAGAATTATTCGACGAATATCACAGACAAGTCCCTTTTGTTAAAGAGTTATCCAATGGTTTAATGAAGTACGCCGAAAAAAATAAAAGTATTTTTACATTAGAAGATCGATTTTGCAGATTTAATAAATGGGAGCCAAGAGATAAGGAATGGGATGAAGACAGGAAAATATTTGTTTATACTGAGTATATTGAAAAAGAAATGCAAAGAAATCCTGTACCTATTTTAGACAGGAAAGAAGCAAAAGATCATTATCTCGCCTCTCGGTCAAGACGTTTGATAGAAAATGATCCTAACTGTGAGTTGTTTGAAGAATTTTATAAGCCTGCATTTACCTACAAAGCTTTAAATAAATTGATTCAAGGATCAGCAGCCGATATGACAAAAAAAGCAATGGTTAATCTTTATAAAAAAGGCATACTTCCTCATATTCAAATTCATGATGAATTATGTATATCAATAAAAAATAAAGAAGAAGGAAACACTATTAAAACAGTCATGGAAGAGGCTATTTCTTTGTTGATTCCTAACAAAGTTAACTATAAAAAAGGAAGTAGTTGGGGTAATATAAAATAGGAGGAAACTATGGAAAAAATAAAGCAAGAAGCTAAACGATTATGGGGATTAGCAATGGCCAATAAGAAAGTTACTATTGGTATAATTATTGTTCTTATAATCTTATACGAACTAGCTACTAAATAAGTAATACGGAAAAAAATGNNTAAATGCACTAAGCAATGTAACCACGACTGTCATTGTAGTGGGGATCTTCATGCAGATGAATACGGCACCTGCGTATGTAAAAAATGTGAATGTAGACCTAAAGAAGAAGGTTTAGTAGTAGATGATACAAACGAATGCGAGTGGTGTCAATAATGGGTAGGATGAATGAGATACAAGACATTAAAGCTTCGAAGATTACGTCTTCAAAAATTAGTAGCACATCGACGAAGACAAAGACAAAGATGTTTTACAATAATTTTATTCGCGGCTTTGTTTTTACTGGCATGGTGCGGGGGACCTAATTAATGAAAATATT